TGTAGCAAGCATATTGTCGTTCGGCTAACATGACTGCACTATAACGATCGCAATCATTGAAAGTCATGGCCAATGTTCCGCCCAGACAAAGTTTTGAATAGATTTCTTGAATGTATTGTTTTATAATCTCAATCGGCCTGTACTCAAAATGATTGTATGCCACACACAGTCCAATTGAATTATTTGGTAATTTTTCAAACATAGCATCGTGTGCTTCGTCAATGATATATTTTCTTAGTCTTTGTTGATATCGTGCGTTGAATTGGGCAATTATTGGGGTTACCAATTCTTCAAGTTCGTCTACTAGATACAGTGGATCAGTAGCAACCATAAACTCCATGAACATTTCATTATTGGCACCAATAAGCATACCTGGGTAATGCCAGTCTGCAAAATTATTAACACGAGATTTGAACAACTCTCTGGTCTCGTCAGTGATTTCAAGTTGACGAGTTTGTATTTGCTCTAGCATACTATTTTTATAATTAATTTTGCCAGGGCTCGGACCTCTTACAACAATGCCAAATTCGTTGGTGTGGGAGTCTTCGGTATCTTCGTAAAACCCATATTGTTCCTTGTTGTATTGAACTGTTTTGTACAAATGATAACTGCTTTCAAGCCAGGGTTGTTCCAAAGAGCTTATAAGTGAATAGACTTCATTTTTTATTCTATTGAGCGAAGTTTCAAAATTGTTGAATTCATTTTTAATACTTGTGTAATCATCTTCTAGTCCTGATGTAACTGATGTGTTAAAAAATATCTGACTGTTGATTGTAAAAATAATTTTTTTAAGTTCAGTTTCTACTGTGTCTTTGAGCTCAACAGATGACAACTGCTCAAGCTTGTTGCAGAATGATACAAGATCTACTAGATTTATGTTCATGAGAAATCAAATAATGATTGGAATGTATTTTCGGTATTGGTAGCAGACTTTAAGTCCCAATCCAACACGCCCAATAAGTTATCGATCTTTTGATCAACCACAGTTGCTTCCATTTCGGCATCGTCAAATGGCAAGTCTTTGAACCACTGCGGTAAGTGCATTTCGTCAGTGGGATAACCAATGCTGGTCCAGCCCAATGGATTTTGTTTTAGTTTACACACAATAGTTTTCATACCATCCACCACTTGCATACTGTAATTGTCGTTGTTCATCTTGCGCAAATTGTTCCAATTGATAGCAGCTCGCACATGCCCTGGCATGTTGGCTTTTCCCAGTCGCTCTTCTTCTTTGGCATACTTGGTCAAATTGTTCACACGCTTAGGGCTACCTTTTTCCCAACCTGGACGATCTGCAAACTGATACTTGAATTCTCGAACTCGCTCAATAATTGCATCTCTTTGTGCACCAGATAGTACACTATTTAGAATTTCTAACAAGAAGTCTTGAATAACTTTAGGAGTATCTGATCGCTTCAAATCAAGACCCATGGCCTTGGTCTTGCCAGGTTTACCGTCGATGTCAAGTCGCTTGCCTTCCAAGTCAATGATGTTGACTGCATAACGCTTCTTAGTAATAAACAAACTACGATCTGCCACAAGTTCTCTACCGGCCTTGATCAATGCACCTGCTTCTCTTGGACAATGAAATGCACCTTCCATGAATCCTGGAAAGCTGTCGTTGACTTGATCAGCAATGCTGTCATACAGCGCAATACAAGTTTCTTTGGACCATTCCATGCGCCCAGCTTCAACTTCTTTCTTCAACACAGGCCATGCACTAAAGTAACATGAGTCTGTGTCACCATAGATAATAGCTTCGCCCACATGGTCGTATTCGCCGGTGATACATTCATTGATATGTGCATCCATGTGTTTGGCAATGGCTCGACCTGTGAGCGTAGTTGATTGGCCAATTCTGTGATCAAAGAATCTACATCCGGGATTCAAAATAGCACCATACAATGAATTCAAGTTAATCTTCTTAACTAGTTGACGCTTGTCCCAAAATGCTTCTTCTTTTTTGTCCTTGGCTTCTTTTTTCTTGGCCTGCATTTCTTTACGCTCAGCATACCAACGCTCCAACAAGCCAGGAATAATGCCTTTCTTTTCATAGGTCATAATAGTTCCATTGGCAGTCAGCATCCAAGGTTGATTGCTGTCAAAGATCATTGACCAAATCTCTGCGGCACTGTGTACAGTTTCGTTATCGTCTTGCCAGTCAATTGTGATCTCTGTGCCTCGTTGTTGTTCCATGACCGCAGTATATTCAAGACTGCCAAACAAGCCTTCCCATGCAGCCGCAAAGCTGGATCCTTTGGCAATCTTTTCTTTGATGTAATGGTCAGTCATCACAGGTCGCAACTGACCAACGATAGTTTCTGGGCCCATGTTCAGTGCACGAATTGCCGATGGATACAAGGAGTTAATATCAACTGAGCCAATCCATTCGTGTATGCCTTTTTTAGGATATGCAACATAAGCACCTGCGGCCTGTGTGTCATCATCTGTGAGTCGTTGCTTGCGATTGGGTACAACCATACCACGCTCGTGTGCTTCGTTGATAATGGCCTGTTCAGTCACTGCTACTGCACCCATGGTGGTCTGTAACAACACAGTATTGGCGTGTGCAAGTTCATTGGCTAGGTCCAAGAATCTTAACTTTTTATCCAGCTTGTCCAACAACAGCGTATCTTGTCTGTTGTATTCAAGAAACTTTTTAAAGTGTTGATTGTATAACTGATCCAGGGTGCCTTCAAACTGTGTTTTACGCTCATTGAGTTCGTGTTCACCGATGGCATCCAGACTGTAACTGTGTCGTTCTTCGTATGTGTACTTGCGATACAGTTGCATATAGTCCATGTGCACACGACCAATCAAGTCATAGGTTTCGTTCTCTGCACCAAAGCGTTCAAACATACGCTTCTTGGGATATTGATTCCAAAGACAAAAGCGTCGTGTGTCGTCTTTGCTGAGCACACGGGTTATTCTATTCACAGTATAGGGAATATCATAGCCCTCTGAATTCCAGCCACTGAGCACATCTGCATCTTCAATAAGGTCTAGGAATGTGTTCAACATGTCCTCTTCCTTTTCAAACAACATGCAGTTCTCAAATCCTCCAGCAATTTCTTGCGCAGTTTCCCAAGTCATGTGTGCTGGTGGTACTGCCAGTGTGACCAATTGGTCGATCCAATTCAAGTACACAGAAATTGCAGTAACAGGATTAAACGGATCTTCCACAGGAGAGTATCCGCGAACAGGGTCAAATGCAACCTCAATATCGAAAAATGCCGCATTGAGTTCTGGTGCGTTTTGATCTTTGTAGTTTTCTTCCAAGCACCTAAACACAGGATTGATATCGCTTTCGTACAGGTTTTTGTGCGACTGCGATCGTACTTCCTTGCGGAACTCTTTGTTGTTGCGGGTGGAAAATCTACTCACTGGTGTGCCGTAGATACTGTTGAACTTGCCTCTGGGATCATCGTAGTAAAATATGTAGTTGGCAGGATATTCGCGATATTGCCTTTGCCCGTCTCGGCGTTCTACTACATGTATGCGATCGTGTTCACGATCAAAAAGTGCGTCTATATAACTCATTTGTCTCCGTTTGTGGCCGGTAAGCCGTGATTCATGCTTGTAAAGTAAGCGACTCTGGAATATTTATTGCTCAAGTACAAGAGTAAAAAATTCATCAAAGAAATTGTCATGCTGACACTCAATTAATAAATTATTCATTATTTCTCTGTTGTGCATACATTGATTATACAACACTGTTTCGTCTAGGTCAATGGTATCTTCTATTAAAATATTTAACAATTCTCTTTGCCGATCATACCATGGTAAATGTTCAAATCCAGAATGGTCAATGCCAATTATTAATCCTAGAGATTCTAATTTTTTTACAGCATTTGGCTGACCAAAAAACAATGGCAAGGATGGTAGTTGTAGTGTTCTGAATGATTTTTCACTGAACGACCAACGGTCATTGATATCATTGGCAGCATAGCTTTCTAAGATCAGCGAATACTTTGAATCAAGTATAAGATCATCTAGGTTTGCAGTTGGATCAAAATTTCTATAAGGAACTGTATCTTTTAATTCTTGATATGCTTTTTCAAAGTGACTTAGTTGATCGAGATGATAAGTTTCGTGAATGTACGAAAATAGTTCTTTTCCAGTTAGGGTAGAATATTCTGACAGTTGTGTGAGTAAAAAACTCACATACCCTTGATCTAACAGTCCGTGTATATGTAAAAAATAGAACCAGCTTTGTCTTGATGATTCAATACGATTCATAAAACAGTTATATTTTTTAGTTCGTCCCACAGGTGTAGTAAATGATTCATTTACTGCAAATACTCCTAGCATTTTAGGATTGCTGTAGAATTTTACACATTCCAAATCTTCAAGTGATAAAAAATTATCTGTTATGACAATGGCTTTTTTTCCTTGTACCTTACATGTATCATTGAATTCTTTCCAGTAGTCGTACGACGGAATAACTTCACTGATTGCTAACAATACAAATTTTTCAGAAGATTGAATACCAAAGTCTGTATTTTTTAAAGGGTATTTAATTTTATAGGAGCGACAGAAGTCTTTAAGTCTAGTAAATAACTTCTGTTTTTCGCTCCAGCAACTACCTATTTCTACTTTGGTGGCCAAACTATTTTGATTATACTCCATGCCCTGTATTAGAGAGTTTTACCAACTGTTTCTAAAATAGTTTCAAGGAGTTCGTGATCTTGTTTCTCTTTTCCAAACTCTGCTTTGTGTGCTAGTTTAATAGCTTTCTTAAGGATAGATGGTTTGATTTCGAGTTCTTCGGCAATGGCTTTGACTGTGTCATTGAGCCCACCTTGCAATGTTTCAATTTCCTCAGTGACTTGCATGCCTTCGTTGATGATTTGCATGAGTTTGATTTTTTGATCGCCATTAAAAGTTTTAATATCTGACATAAGTTCTCCTTTAGTGTTGTAGTATACTATAAATGCCAAAGATTGTCAATTAAAATAAGAAAAAATTTGTTCTATTGATTTAGTGTTGAACTTTTGGCATTCTTGATAGAATCCCCTAGACCAAACATGATCAAAATTATGTTCAGTGCTGAGCCGAGTCATTTCAAATATTTCCATGGCCGAATATGGTTTGAGCCACTGAATCAATTTTATTATGCTGGCCATTCGAGACAAGTTTCCAGCATCCTTGTCCCAAGACAGATCAAAATTATAATCAAATTTCAATCCTAAATTTTCCAGTGCAGTATATGTATCAGACTGTCCAACTGCAATAAAGGCAGTGCCTGCTGGCAAACACTTCAAAGTTTTTTCTGTTAAAAAAGGTCCAGGATATATGTAAGGGTTTTCACCTTCAGGTTGCATATAACTGTAGGCAATTGTTTCATTGGTGAAGTGTAATGCAACATCTTGTAGCGCAGGTATCCAAGGATTTATAGTATGTTGTTGATAATTTTGAGTGCTGTTGTCAAAATCATCTATTTCTAAAGTTGTGCCAAAATACTTTTTCCAAAAAACATCAGCAACATCATCTAACAGCTTATTACCAGTTGGTTGCCTAAAATGCACATTCTTTTCCTCCATCCATGTGCCTAACTTTATCATTCGATCAGCTGGGGCAAATTCTTCAAGCAACGCAGTTGTTATCAGCATTTTGCTTTGAGTAATGCGATTACATATAGCACTGGCCTTGCGTGTCACTGACTGTTTGATTTCTTGTCTAGGAAACCATTGCATTGCCAACTCTAATTGGTGGTGCCAATAATAGTATGTGACAAAAATTATGTTGTCAGGAGCATGGTAATTGGTCACTGTGGCATCACTGAGCACAAAAATAGGTGCAGAGATATGTTCTGCACATTTTTTAATATAATCAAGATCAATGGATTCAAGATAAAACGAAACTATATATGCATCGTACCCAGGAGGCAATGGTGGACTATTCTTTTTATCTGTCCAACTTGGAAATTTTTGAAACAATCTTGTGTATACTTTTCCAGGGATATCCTTGATCCATTGAAACTCTAGAGATTTAATATCTTTGGCTTCTCCGTCCCAAGGATCTGGAACTAACATGGTTCCTATACCATTGAATCCAATTGGAGTGTCGTTTAACTTCATGCAAATATATATATGCTCACTTAAGGTTCACGGTAGCGAATCGTTTATCCTAGGCAGCAGCCGCCTACACACGGTAACTAGTACCGGTCCTAAGGTGTGTTATTTTCCGGCCACTGCAAGAGCGGCACCATTGTTAAAACTCTGACTCCAAGACGCAGAATGTATGTTACCTCGAGCCTTTGACCAATTGTATCCTGCGCGATGTCCGCTGCAATCTTTGGTACAGGGTGATCCTAAAAAGCTGAGTTCGTCTAACTGTTCTGTTTCTAAAAAGGTGTTGGCAAACATGTGGCAAAGTTCATGTAGCTTGGGATTCTTTGTTGTTTCAGTGTGAAAATTTTTGTGTTTGTAAGTGTCAGAATGATTCTGTGTGGGATCTTCAAATCCACAATATACTTTGCGTACATTACTGTTGTCAATTAGTTCTGTGCAACTTGTACCATCTCGTTCGCTGGCTGGCATGGGTTCGCTACAAGGACTGCAGGTTGTTATGATAAT